CAGCAGCGGTGCGCAGTAGCCTTCCGGCGCGAAGCCGGCCAGGTCTCCGCTGACAACATGGCCGCCTTCCACCTGCGCCACCGCCACGATGAACCACGGCAAGCCAGTCGCCTCGCATGCAACGCGGTCCGCCTCGCTGGGGGTGGCTGGTGCGTCGGGGTGCGAGTGCACAACAGCACTGATGCGCCCCGAGTCCTCAGCTTGCGCATAGTCTTCAGGCGACATCACAAAATGATCCGTCCCCGATGCAAGATTGCGGCACGGCGCATAGGTTTCGCGCCGACCCTGCATCACCACCAGACCGCAACACTCGCGCGGATACTCAGCCACCGCGTGCGCACGGATGGCTGCCATCGTTTTCTTACGCATCGTTATCCCCTGAGCCGATCCGCTGACGGAAAGCCACCGAAGTTGATCACTTCGTACTCGCCGAAGCGCTTTTTGCAATCCGAGAGGAGGCCCGAACAGCGATCCAATGCCGGATCGGAGACCGCGTTCCCGTTGACATCGAACATGCGGGGCCCGGTGTAGCCGCAGTAGGTACCGCGATAGCCGCCCTTGGTTAACCAGCCGCAAACGCCTGCGATGATCTGCCGGGATGGCAGCATCTGGCCATTGAAATCCAGCGCGCTCGACAGTTCGAACTCGACCACCTCGGCGGCCTCGGCAGTCTTCTGCTGAATGATCCAGATTTCAGGCGGCAGTTCTTCGTCGGGCGACGCCGTTGGATTGCCATCCGCAAAGTTGCGCGCATCCAGATATTTGCCCAGCGTCCGGCGCACGACAATCCGTGCGCCCACCAGGTCATCTAGTGCAATACTAAGCGCCGACATCACGCCCGAGATAGGGTTGCCATCAGCATCCTGCCCAATGTTGCCGACAGACAACGTAGGTGTGGGCTGCTGCCCTTCTCCTACCTGCTCAAACCCTTCGGCCTTGATAGCCCAAGGCTCGTACTGATTGCCCTGCCACCAGATCGGACCGACTTGCGTGTATCCGTGGAAGCGTTGAAGCGTGCCGCCGATACCGGTGGCGTCCAGCTCATAGAGGTCGACCAGCGCGCCGACCTCCAGCTTTTGGACGTCTGCATAAATTCCCATGACGTCTCCTTAAGCCTGGATACTTGCGGCCAGGATGAACAGCGCGTCAATCTGCGCTGACGAAAGGCCCAGCATGCCGGCGACTGCGGCTAGCATTTCGCTGTCGCGCCGGAACTCCTGCAGGTCATCCCAGGCGCGACGGTACATGGCCGGCGTGGCAGGGTCTGCGAGGACTGCCTCGGCAGCTTCGAACAGCGTGGTGTCGCCGTGGCGTGTTTGCCACATGGCTTCGCGGCCTTGGAAGCGGCTGACGACCTGCGGGTTGGGAACCGGAGGCTCCGGCACCTCGTCCACCCACATCGTGTAGTTGAACACCGGTTGCGGGAAGCTCGAATAACCTGGACGCTTCCCTGTTGAATCAATGTAGGGCATGGATCAATCCTCGAAGTGGTCGATGTAGGATTCGACCTGGACGGTTGTCATGGACGGTCCGCCTCGGGACCTGAACCAAGCATACGGAGTAGCCGTGGCTGGCATAGGAAGCTGCCAACGAACTACGTTGTTTACCCCGACCGCAGCGACCAGGATGTAGATTTCGGCTGTGAAACCTGCGCCTCTGCTACGGCGATTCATTAGCGAACAACCCGACGAGCTTGTCGCCGTTTGCCACCCCAGGAACGTTATGGTGTGGGCTACGTTCGCGGGCGTAAACGTATTTGGCGAATACCAGGTATCGGTTTCCAGCACAGAAGATCCGTACATCGCCAGCGGAGTATCAAAAAAGAACTGGTTGCCGACTTGGTAGTAGGCCCAAATCCCGTTAGTCGCGTCAGTTATAAAGCACCCGATGCGGCGGTAATGGCTATGGGTTGCAGGCCGATTTGCGCAGTTATATGTCGTGTCGAACGCCACGCATACCGAACCGTCGCTGTTGCGGCGAAGCAAAAACACGTAGTACTGGGTACTCGCGGTTCGCGCCCCGGTCAACAGGCCGTTGCCGGTAGCCCCGTGGGTGAAAGCGCCCGAGGTCTGTACGGTACGTGTATTCCCCGCTAAAAGTTCCAGCAAAACTTCGCCGCTCGACGACGCCATCCGCCCCGGGTAAACGGTTAAGGTGGAATTGCTGGCCCATTCAGTCTTACAACCTTCCCGATAACCTGGGGTGGGCGGACTTTGCACATACGCGGAGAGCGCGGCATTCCAGCGGTAGCCCCCACGCCCGTCTACCAGAATATCGCCCATATCGCTTGCGGGCATCCACGCTGCGCTGTTAAACGCCCCTGTAACTTTCCACGGTTGCCATACGCCGGTAGACGTGTTGCCAAAGCGCGCAAACTTCAGCGGCCTACCTCCAGTCACCAACAACGTCAGCTCTTGTGAGATGACCGTCGCTGCATGCCAGAAAACTTGCATGTAGCCAGCGGCCGAATATCCCGGAAAGTTCGCACCGCCGGCGACCGCCGATGCCGTCCAGGTGTAGAACGTGTTATCCGAAGTAAGCGTGTTGGCGTCCGTCGCAGCGGTCAGGAACGTGTGGGTCATGGCCGATGCCGTACTCGCCACCTCCGACCATGCAGTCCAAGTCGATCCCGCCGACTGCGCGCGCCACCACTTCCGATTTGCTGTGGCGCGTGCCGTGTATTCCTGCGTGACCGCCGCCCCGTACGCCTTTACCGTGAGGATGCCGGTAAGCGCCCCCTCTGGATAGTTGTTGGCGACGGTAGCGCTCGCGCCCGTGCCTTGATACCAGTCGCCAGGCGTCGTATAGCTGTTTAGGTTGTGTGCGGCAGTGGGCAACAAAGGCGCGAGAGACGCCAGTTCGTATGCAGATCCATTCCACCGATGCCAGCCAACGCCATCCACGTAAACGTCACCGCAATTGGCGGTAGGTAGCCAGCCCACGCTGCTTAGGCTGCTGATCATCGTCCAGTTTTGCCAGCTGTTTCCGACCGGATCACCGTACCGGAAGAAAATGCGCGGCTTCATGTTGCTGCCTACGAGCAGCGTCACGGTTTGGAAAACACGGGTTGCGGCTTGCCGCCGCACCTCCACTCCGCCACCAATGATGCTGCTGGTTGGGGGCCAGTTGGACCCGGACGTGACAGCCCCGGCCTGGTCGATGGTGTAGTAAGTGTTGTCTGCGATGAGCGCGTTGCAGTCTACCCCCGCAGCACCCAAGTAGACGTGCGTCATGGCGTCGTCAAAACGCGCCTGTTGCTGCCATCCCCCCCAGACGCCGGTTGTGCCAAATCGCACGCGCTTGTAAGTGCGCAGCACGCCACCCGTACCGTTGCGCGTGGTGTACGTCTGCGTAACCTGGGAGTTACCAGCCGCCGCCGCTTCTACCAGCAACGTGCCGGCCAACTGCTCCGGCCAATTTAGCGCCGCCGTACCCTGAGCGTCCGAGTTCGTGTAGTAGACGCCGGGGCTGGTTAGCGTGTTGGCGTCGGTACCCGTGGCTACGGCCAATGACAACGGAAACTGCGTCACCGGCTGCCGGCCTACGCCATCCAAGGTTCCGACGCCGCCCGCCACACCCAACTGGCTTGCGTCCAGACTTCGCACCCAAGGCGTCCAGTTACCCGACACAAACGAGCGCGTGAACATCTGGCCAGAGTTCGCAGCGTTGTAGACCTGCGTGCACCCTGTAGCTGCGGTGCCGCCAGGTACACCAACGGAATACACGATCAGGGAACCGGACTGCCCTATCGGAAAGTTCGTTCCGCTCGCTGCGTTCGCAGACGAACCCACAATCCACATGCCGCGCTGCGTGTAGTTGTTCAGGTCCTGGGAAGCGGCTATACCGCCCTGATACGTCAGCACGCCGGTAGTGTCGGCCAACTCCTTCCAAGTCGACCATGACGCGGACGAGACTCGCACGCGCCAAAACCGTTGTGACGTCAGCCCGGCAGCGCGCGTGGTGTATACCTGAAGGACCGGCGTACCCGTAGCCACCACCTCCAAGAATCCGACCTGCGCAACCGGGTAGTTGACGCCAGTGGGCGCGGTCGCGCCGGCAACGGCGGCTTGATAGAACGTTCCGGGCGTGACGTAAGTATTCAGGTCGTGCGT